TTTATCACTACTCTCTAATAATAAGAATGAAGGTGGAACTCCATTATGTAATCTAATCTCTCCATTTGTTACAAATTCTATTCTTGCTTCAACAACACCAGCAACAGGTACTGATATTGCAACATTAGTTACTACACAGGAAGACTGATACCAAACACTATTAACATTCTGCGCTGGATCGTGATATACATAAAATCTACCTTCAAAATCTGATCCCTGTTGCATACGAACCAATAATTGACTTAGGTAAACAGGAAATTCTGGACTTGCAAAATTTTCTGTATCTAACTGAAAGTTTCTATGCTGCCATATTGTCTGTATTGTTCCCTGCCCAGATATAAGGCCATTTTCATACTGTTTACGAAATTCACCACCTAAATTTGTAATGTCAATAGTGTCTCTGGAAGTAGTTATTTCAAATTCTGTAACTTTAGCTAACGGCCTAAATCTTGTATTTCTTGTCCTAATTAAAATATCTTTTTTTGATGAAGGTGCTGTAAGAGTTAACGCTCCAGAAACTTCTCCTGCCAAAGCAGCAGCGAAGGTGTCATATAACTTGATGCCTCCCATATCATCTATATGAATATATTTACGCAGATCAGGAAAACTATGCCCAGAAAGCAATTCTAAGTTACTGCCATCAGTAGTCTCTATTTCTATTTGATCTCCTGTAATTAAAGAACCTACTGCTTTTTCTACAGAAAATCTTTTCTTTGTTGTATTCACATCAGCAGGATCTAATGATGTCTCTAAATCTGAATTTAAAGCATCACGTTTAAGCTCTATAAAACCTGTAGATCCAAAATATATAGGCATTAGTATGTACTTTCGACAGGAATACCATCTCCTTCAAAACTGACATCTGCTGCCATTATCTCTCCTACAGAGTTTGTCATAGAGATAGAAGTTATAACAGCTTTTAAATCTATATAATGTTTTGAATCTACTTGTAATCTAAATCTTACTTTAGGTCTTTCTGTACTTGTTGGTGTATTACCTGATCTTGGTAAAGCCGCTTTTAAAATTTCAGTAGATAAACGACCTGAATTATGAGAACCATTAGTATTTTCTGCATAATAATAAATACTACAAGAACCAGTAACGCTTGATATGCCAGGAATTATAGTTCGATCGAAATCACCCAAAGATACCGTTTCTAATACTGCTGTGTTTAACGTAAAAGACCAAGATCTAACTTTTGCTACATCATCTGTACTATTAATATTATCATTTGCTCCATCGACAAATAACTTACCGTCTTGTCCTGAGTAATACTTTGCCATCTTTTTAAATAAATTTTAAATTCATTCTAATCCCCATCAAGGCATGCGACAAATTTACATTGCACATTAGAAATGCCAGGTCTGACACTTGTAACTGTAGGAGGACCATCAAATCTATATCTTAACTTAAAACCAGAATTATCTTTTTCTTTTTGCTTGTTTCTTAAATTAGCAACATTAATTCCTGCTAACGCATTTGAATTTCCAAAAGAAATATAATCATAAACACTATTAACGGTATCATATAAATCTAATATTTCATTTGCCTGTGAATCTTGAATATTTGTAAATCCTAAAATTAATTTTGCATCTGTTTTTTTATTACCATATCTAATAACACTCTTAGCACCATTCTGTGCAACAAATTCTACCTGAGGAAACGACCCAGGGGTATAACTTCTAGATGTTGGCTTGATGTTAGGAAAAGGTATTTCGTTTGCCATTATTCTCTTATTGTATGAAAAGAAGGTTCATCATCATCATTATAATGATCTAATATTGCTAAAGTTTTATTTACAGTTAAAGGTGTATGACTTCCTGATATTTCAATTAAACCATCTTCTCCATAAGTCATAGATTCAACTTTATAGACCCTATCTGTTGTACTTGTATCGGGAACGGTAAATACACACCCTCTAAATTCACTAGCAGCTAAATTATTACTATTAATTTTAATAGCTGTTGGATTGGAAACATCTGAGTCACCTGGCTTCCAAAAAATAATTTGTGTTCCGTTTGTTATTTGTTTTTGACTTTGTATTATACCGTCTTCTGTGATTACACCATTAGCAAATCTACTGGTATGAGTAGCTTCTGAATGTAATCTTATGTAATCTCCTGGTGCAAGGTGCATAGCAGATTGTGGTGTTGTTTGAAATGAAACGCCATGATCTATTAGCTCTCTTGTTTTTAAAGCATATTTTAAAAAAGTATCAGCATGTTCAAAAGAGGTACAAAATAACGACATGTCAAAACCCTCTCTAGGATCTTCATCTTTTGCATCTTTAACTCGTAAACCTAAAGTTTTTGGTTCAGCAAAACCATTTAATTTTTCTCTTCTATAAGTTGCAAATCCTTGAAAATTTTGACGTTCTTCTGGACTCAAAAATGTAGCTTTTAAATCTTTTATATTTCCATCAGTAAATAATGCTTTTATTTGTATTTTCTGATTCGGATCTATTTTAAAAGTAACAGGATCAAATGGTACAGAAGGAAATAGTGCAAATCTTCCACCTAAAATTGTAAAGTCTAACAAGCAATAAGCAGCATTTTGAAAGATAAATTCTCTTAAGTTTTTTTCATCAACTATAACTCCGTCCCAAAATAATCTATTTGCTCTACAGAACTTAGCAGCTATGGTCATTCGTTCTTGATCAACTGACTTAACACCAATTAAATCTCCAGCACCTATTTCAGGATCAGTTAATAAAGCAAAAGTAATTTCTGGAAATAAATTAGTAGGTCCAGTTCCTCCATCAATTAATCTTTTGACAGATATACCTTCTTTAAAATAAGCAGAAAATTGTGTAAAACTTGCAAATTCTTTTGAACTATTTAATCTAACACCACCCATCGCTAAGTTTGAATATGGCATTGCCATGTTTGAAATCATTTCATTTACATATACAATCTCATGTTCTGGATTTTCCATGTGGCTTGGGACTTCAGCTTCATAAGAAATGAAATCAGCAACAGCATCTAAAGGTCTTAAATTTCTTTGATGTGTATGAGCAGAACCTTCTGAACTACCTCCAGGCCAAACAGTTGTTATACCTGTAGAGGTCTCATCCCCATCATCATTTATAACTTCAACTGTACCATCTTTATCAAGCCCTAAAACAGGTACTACATTAGAAAGCCCACTAAATGTTTTTCCTCCTCCGCTAACACTAGGAATATTAAGTTTAGTACCTTTTCTATAAGGTCCACCACCATCTGTTACGGTCCATGATGCTACGTCATTATCATATAATTTAATTTGAACTTTGGCTTTACTGTGAGGGAAGCCAGAAATATTTGTTTCTCCTCCTGTTAATTCAACATTATTAAACGTAGCTACAGGATCTGCTGGACCAGACTCTAATGTATATCTTTCAATTTGACGAATGCTATATCTCCAACCTTTTACTTGTCTAGTGCCTCCTCTAAATTGTGTTGTGTCATCATATTGAAAAACAGCAGGAAAACCCTCTGACTCTCCAATTATTTCACCTTTCCAATAATAGATGTGCTTGCCACGATACCCTGAATAATAAACATAACTTTTATTACCTGGATCATCTTGATGCCTTATATATTGGGCTTCTCTAAATACATAACGAAATCCACCTTTTAAAGGAATAATTCCTTGTGATGTTTGAGATAATCCACTAACAGTATGCTTTGTATCTATAATCTTTCCTAAAAAAAATTCTGTATTACAAACATCAGCTTTATTTAAATTTATATTTAAACCTGTATATCTAAATTCAAAAATTAAACCAGTAGATTCTGATTCAAATGTGTCAGCTTGTAATTCACAATTGTCTTTTAATATACGAATTATAGATCTGTCATTATTTAAATAAAATTTCACAATATCATTGCCGTTATAAGGTTGAAATCTAAATTCATATTGACCTAAAGGATGATTAATTCTTATAAAATTATATTGAGGTTGTGGAGTACGACCTTTTATAGCAAAAGGTTTTCCATTATCAATAGTTTCAAATTCATCATCAGTGCCAGCTTTTCTAACTTGTAATCTAAAAAAACTATATCTTGTACAATACTTATTCATTGCTCCCAGATTTATATTACCGTTACTTTCTTGATAAGATTTTAAAGTGCCTTTTGGGATTGAATATCTAAAACCACCAGGATGGCTATTTACATTTGGAAAACCTGTAATTTGCTTATATACATTGGATTTTAAACCTATTTCAGTGGTGTCACAATTTCTATTATTAGAAACTGTTGCTATTGCTGATCTTTGCAATATATTTAATTCATCAGGAGCATGAGCAGATCTTAGACCAGCAGTGCCTGACCTTATATCAATTGAATGATCGGCAGATCCTAAGTCAGTTATTTCAAAAATAAAATCTTTAAAATTACCTCTCTCCCATATACCTTGTTGCGGTATTTCAACACATACACCAAAGCAGTTACCAATCATATAAGATTCACCCAATGAAATATTATCGTCAATACGCTCTCTATCAGAATCTATACTATTCCTAACATCTTCTTTACCCCAAGGGTCAAAACTACCTAAATCCGACTCAGGATCCATATCTCCTATTGTATATTGAACTTTATCTCCTATTTGTAATTGGACTCTTTTAACAGTTGATGCTGGTTCCACACCATTGATTCTCATAAAACCTGCATATCTTGGAAAATAAGTAGCAATTTTTTGTCTCTTTACATTTATATCATTTTTAACAGAATCTTCAGACCCGTCTGGTTTTAAAATTAATTCATAAGGTAATTGAAATCTCATTTGATTTGGCATTGGGCAAAACGTACCAAACCTTGTTTGTGTAGAGGGTGATCGTACACCAGAAAAAACCCTATCAGATGGTCCCTCTGTAAAATCACTATCAACAGAAAAAATATCATCTACCATTTCAGCACCAAATCTATCTTTTTCTGGTACTAAAGTTCCTTCATCATATTTATTTGATTGCTTTAATCTATTTTCACCATAAGGAAACTCTTCATCATCTTGAGATACATTTCTATCTTCTGAACCTTTTTCTGGTGCAACACCACCATTGTAGTAAACAGCAATCTTAGCTTTTGTATAATTTTTTAAAAGTAAATCTCCTATGGCATAACCAGAGAAATCAGGCGGTGTTGTTATTTGACCATTACTTAAAACAAAACAAGCTTTTAATTGTTGATGTGTTCCTTTACTTAAAAGCTGTGACCATACAAGTTTGGAATTAACTCTCGTACCACCTGTAATTAATTTAATATTATTATTAAGGCTAATTTCTTCTCTTTTTGTAAAAACTAAAGGAATAATCTCACCTAAATCTGCAAGTTCTTGTACTGAATTAAAACCAGTTTGCGGTGCAAACCTTTTTGCAGATGCTGCACCTTCCGTTGTCAAACTAGGTGGTGTTTTTGGTGCTCTTGGTTTTGGAGCTAGAGCCGCAGACACATAACTTAAAGCTACACCTATTGCAACAACACCATAAAAACCTATGCTTACACCAAATATAGACAAAGGTGCTATTGCTACAGGTGGCATATTTACAATGTTAGGTATTAAGTCATAAGCTTTTGATCTTTTACCATTTACAGATTCTATTAAATATACAAACTGCCAATATTCCTCTTCAGTAATTCCTAAGGCTTCACAAAGTTGTGTCTCATGGGGTAATAACGCTCTACTACCTCCAAATATTCTAGGGGACTCCATTTTACCCCCCACTCTGCGCAACTTAGCCATCCTTCCTCCCAATAAACAGCAAGGCCAAATCCCTCATTTGATTTACACAATCCAACTGTACCAATCTTACTGTGTTCTGTCTTATTTCCCCACTTTTCAAGTTCTTCTTTGAATATTTGATATTCTCCTTTACGAAATTTTCTGTACCAATCCTTTGTAGGCTCTGGTGTTTTTATTCCATAATTAGCCAAAACTGTTTTTGCTAAATGTAAACAATCAACAGCACCATTTCTTTCTGGATCAGCACCTAATCTATAAGGCATCCCAATTAACTTGGCAGGTTTCATCGGTTTTGTATATCACCAGTAACAGGTAACGATCCAACAATTCCTGTTGTTAATCTTCTGTTAGGTGCTGTAGTCCCAACAGCATCAATAGCACTTGATAAAATTACTTCTATAGTTTCAAAGTCATAAGACATAGAAGCAGCTAACCAGTTGTCTCTTGTAAGAAAATAATTTCCATATATTAGTTTCGGTTGTAAAGTAGCTGGATTTACTATTGATACAAATATTTCTACATAATATTTATTAAGCACAGCTTCTTGTGCATAATTCATTGCAAGATCATTATTAGAAAATAATAGACCAGCTTCTAAATTATCTCCTGATCTGTTTTTAGCAGCACCTTGATATATAAAAGGTAAATAATAATAATCTTGATTATCAACAGGAAAATTAATTTTATTAGTTTTTGCTTTTACATATTTATCCCTTTGTGTAGTTGTATCTCTGACACTTAATGAAGCATAATCTTCTCTTTTTGCATTTTGGTATCTTTGTTTTACATCACCATTAGAATCATAAATATTCATAAAAGTGACAATAGTTGTGATGCTCATATACCTATTTTGGACCGTTGACTACGACTATTTTTCAAAGTACTCATTACTTTAGCTTGTCCCATTGAAGCACCTTGTTGCGCAGCAGCACTAATAATTCTAGGCACAGAATCTTTTGGAACGTATTCATCTCCATTGAAGTTAAGGACAGGGCCAGTATATTCAACGA